CAAGGAGGAACTTTATTAAGATTACGATCCATTGTCTCTTTTATCTTTTGAAAAGATCCAACAGGTTCTTCCCATTCAACAGCATTCCCATCTTCATCTACAAAATTCTTCCAACCAACAAGACCTTTTCTTAAAATCGTAAGATCTTGAGTTCCTGCTCTTAGACGTTCTTCTCTCTTCTTACCAAACCCCTTAGCAGTATAAACATCATCAGTGATATTAGCTGCATCCTTTACATCTAAGAACTTACATAAGAATACAGTTCTTTCGCTTTCCTTAACATCACTTTCACAATCAGGTGAAAATTCTTGTACTTGATCCGATTTTAAACTTGTAATTTTAGGCATCTTACTTTCCTCCGTGTAATATTTTTTTAAGTTCTCTATCCAATTGATAGACTTAACACAATATCTTACAGACAAACTAACAAATTCAGGTAAAATATATCCTTTTTCAAATGCCATCCATCCAAAAAATCGCCCAACAGAATGTAAGACGATTATTACTAAAAGATATGGCCCCCATATTATGAAGAATAATCTTCTCATTTTAAGGGAAGGAGAGAGGGGTTTTAAAATTCCCCTCTCTCATATTTTAGGGCATGAACAGCACGGCAAAGAATCCTTAAATATAAGGCGTATCTGACACAATAGTCAGCCTTAAATCAGGAACATCATTTGTATCATCATACAGAGCTACATAAGGCATATCAACTAAGATAATACCTTCATCTGCAATAGTTGGAGTAGTTCCATTGAACTCTATCTTAGGTTGTCTAACAGTAATACTATACTGACTGGCACTATTGCCAAGAACTGTAGTATTAATATATGTTGAAGAAGTGAAAGTCATTACTAAGTTCCCAGAAACTCCATTTAAGAACTTTCTGTATAGGTCGAGATTATCAAATTCGACAGACAGACTTCCTTCAACAGTTCTCCTTTGTTCAGGCAACTTAGCCCTTGTTCTATCACCAAGATGGTACTTATCTCCATAAAGATTATTGTTAAGAGTAGCACTCCAACCCATGATAACTTCAGCAGTTCCATCAATAGTTAGAGACCCTTCATATCCTGAAAATGGATCAATATCAGAATAACTAGAAGTCGAAGCTGGTCTAATTGTTTCAAAAGTCCATACATCTCCAGCTACAAGAGCTACATTATCTGGGAAAAATACTGTATATCCAGAATCAACATTACTTCCATACCTAATTTCTGATGCTACTGTAGCAGAAGTCGTCACTGTATTCGCATATGCTCCACCTTCTACTTTAAAGTTAATGGTAGCAGTACCAGGGAGACCTCCAACTACTACTTGAACATAGAACTTAGTTGAATCTCCATCATCACTGCCAATGTAATCCCCCCATAGAACAGGGAGCAATGCCTTCCTCCCTCCATCAAATCTAAACCATGTATAAGATGTTGATGTGATATCAGTTGCAATATATGTATCTAGATCAGTACACAACGAACCAGGATCTGTGTAATCCGCTATTTGGCAATCAAGATAAGACTTGTCATCAAGATAATCTACCAATCCTCCAATTCTGTCAACATTATACACTATTCCTGTAGTAGGATCAACAAGCGGTTTACTTAGGTTAAGAAGAAGATCTTCAGTTGTTCCATCAAGTTCTAAAACAAGATGGCTACTTGAATCAATTTCAAGAGTTGCAGTTGCACTAGTCCCAGTGTACCTAATTTTAAAAGCATCTTTCTGTAATTCAGCATTTCCAGATGCTGCTAAGGGAGTATCGGCTGTTGTTCCACCTTTCCCCATTAATCCAAAAGTTCCTGTAAAGAATTCACCAGGAGTAGCATTTAATTCAAGAGTATTAACTTTCATTCCTGCATATAAAAATGCAGCAACATCTCTTCCAACTTCAACACTCATTCCTGGAGGAAGATTAGCTCCGGCATCTATCCGATGTTGATAAACACCCCAAGCAGTACCAACCACCCATCTTCTTGTCATTGAATGATCATCTGCATCAAACATCTTCATCAGATCAATGTCTTCTGCAACTGTTATTTCTTCTAAGCAATTACTATCATCCGCTGCAAGTAAATAATCACTTGCATGAATAGTTGTCTGCCAGACTGCTTGAGTAGCCTGATATGGACTCCAACACTGTAAATTAAGTTCAGCATTGATGAGTGCCATTACTTCTCCGATAGTATCACCAGCAATACTAGTCAGATCTATAGTAAGATCTGCATCAATATCTCGATCTATCTTTAATTCAGTTGCTTCTCCGGCAGTATGAGTAATAGTTAAAACACATTTTGTTTCGTTAGGATTACCACATTCTATAATAAATGCAGTATCAAGTCTTGTAGTTTGAACATCTCCAAGAGCATGTTTGAACCAAGTTTCAAATCCACTTGGACCAATCTCTGCAGAAACATCTCCACCGCAAGCTTCTACCCCACCAATTCTTTTATGAACAGCCCTATCAGGTCTCAAAGAGTCAGAAATCAATGACCCAATTTCTGAAACAATGCTTTCACTCGTCATTTCAACGAAACTAGTCATCTCTTGAGTTTGTTTTCCCCAAGCTCCCTCTTCTGCAACCCCGATCTGGCCCCGACTTCCTACCGCTGGCCCAACATAAAGCACCATCAGAATCACCTCCTGTTACAAATTTTTTAATTTATGAAGTTGTAGTTGTTGTGAATAATTTCTTCACAAGAGCACTTACTACTCCTCCAGCCAGAACTCTATTTCCTCTGGGTTGCGGAACCCATCTGGCTCCTAAAACTTCAACTCCTAACTTAGGAACAAAGCCGTTTAAAGTTATATATCTCTTTAAGTACTGATTCAGCTCCCATAAAACGTATGTAACTTCATTTCTTTTTGTTTGTTCTGTCAGATCACCATGATAATACCAAATTTCCATCCTTATACCGATCGTATATCTGATCTGACTCATGTTTTGAGCACTTCTCATTTCATCATCTGAACCAGTGACTATTATAACAAAACAAGGAGTCCTCGGATCTGCAACATCTTCTGTATAGTATTCCTTTATTTCTCTGTTCTTATCCTTTGCAAAATTCTTTAAAACAACTTTGCAATTTTCTACTGCATTTCTGTAAAGATTCTCTTCCCCTCTAAAGTCTTCAGCCGACATTGGAATACCATGAAGCAGTTAAATGATTAGCTACAGATTCTGACAAAGTATCTAATAAAGATTGAGCTTGAGAGTCATCAACTTCTGCAAGACTTTCGTCTATTATTCCTCTTCCAGCTAAATATCTTTCAAACATGGTAGGATATTCTCTGTGAAAAGCTTCTCTGTTAATTGTATAAAGATAGAGTCCATTCTTGATGCCTTGTTCGTTTACACTAACTGCATCATAAACTCCTGGAAGAAGAGAATTGGCTAGAGTATTCAGCAAAATACCTGTTCTCATTCCAACTTTATAACTGAATAAAACAGGAGATCTCATCCCTACATAGGTTTCAACCGTGGAACCTCTAGCAGCTTTAGCTTTTCTCCATTGATATGTAGACTTAGCAACATTCCTCTTTTTAATAGAAGCAGCTCTATCCTTCATGAACTTGTATAATCTTTGTTGAGTTCCCCACCAAGTCTCTTCAGTGAACGAAAGTTTTGACAATAAATTAAGCCTTGAAAGAGCTCCACCTGGATCTTCTAATTTAAGTCTCAATTCAAACATTATCTCAGGTAATCCTTATTTGCAGCATCTGTAAGATTATCAATTTCTAGAATGCCATCCCCAACTCCTTCGACTCCCATCTCAGTAACCAAAGAATCTCTTGATCTCCATCTAGGCCCAGAACCATGTCCGTAAGTATAATTGCCCATAACTTCATCAGCAGCCTTTTTCCATATTTCTACTGGAGAAGATTCTCCTGGGGGAATTTGTCCTGAATATATAGAATTCCATATGTCATAAGCAGTATATCTAATGCAAGCAAATTCTACAGCATCTGGAATAGAAATTGAAGGAGTTGTATAAAAATCTATAGAGGATAACGATCCAAATACTTTTTCTAGTTTAGCATTTATTCGTTTAACATTATCTCCAATAAAATCATCTCCATCATCATTACTTATATCAGAAACTGAACTAATATACCACTTGTCTCCAATTTCTGCTATGCCTGACCAATTAGATGAAGGGATTGTAAACTTATTTGCAGAAGTAAAGCTTGCTTGAATTGTTCCGCTTCCCAATGATCCAACTACATTACCAACGACATCAAAAGAAGTAGAATCCGTGAATTCAAAAGTAAAATCTTCATGACCAGCCCAAGCATCATCGAAGGTAACACCACTGAGAGAAATATTTCCAGCATTACCTTCATCAGATTTCAGATCTCTATAACCATCTGAAAATCTTACTTTTGCTTCACGAGTTCCTCCAGAACGAAGGAGTCTCTTAACTTGGTCTAAATCGCAATAAATTCTGGCCATTTTACTTTTCTATTATCTTTTTCTTCTTTTTCTTAGTTGCATTAATGCTACGTTTATCTTTTTCTTCCTCTAATGGCATTCTTACATTTTGTGTTTTCACTTCAATCTTTACTATGCTAGGAGGAAGATCAAGAGCATCTCCAATTTTAGGAATAAAGGGCTTATCTTTATTATACCCTCTAGTCCTATAGGTTAAATTATTTCTCTTAACTATTACTTTCATGTCACTCTCCTTTCTGAGATCATGAATTAAGCAGCAGAAGCACTAGAACTACTAGAACTTGAACTCCTTGAAGAACTACTTGAACTATTAGAACTTGAAGAACTTGAACTAGAACTCCTTGAGCTTGAACTAGAACTTAAACTACTTGAAGAACTTGAACTAGAACTCTTAGAACTTGAACTAGAAGAAGAACTTAAACTACTTGAAGAACTTGAACTAGAACTCTTAGAACTTGAACTAGAAGAAGAACTTAAACTACTTGAAGAACTTGAACTAGAACTCTTAGAACTTGAACTAGAAGAAGAACTTCTTGAACTAGAAGAAGAACTTTTTGAACTAGAAGAAGAGCTACTAGAACTAGAACTAGAACTTAGACTAGAAGACGAACTACTAGAAAGATCAATAATGTCTCTAATTAGTTCAAAATGAGTAGAATCTTCACAAAACCTAAAAGTGTTATGAGTTTCATCGAAATACATTCTTCCTGCTTTAGCATCAGGAGGATCCGAAGGAACAAACTCGATATATTCAACACGAGCTATTCCCCATAAATATCTTGCTGATCTTGACATATTAATCTCCTATTTTATAGCTGGAAGCTAGTTATGAAGAACTTCTCTGATCATCATAAAATGAGTAGAATCTTCACAGAACTTAAATGCACTCTGAACTGAATTAAAATACATTCTTCCTGCTTTAGCTTCAGGAGCAGTTGTAGGAGCAAACTGTAAATATTTAACTTTCGTTACTCCCCATAAGTATCTTGGTAATTTCGCCATTTTTATCTCCTATCTATATATAGATTTAATCAAGGGTAAAAACCTTGAACCTAATTAAAGGCTCTATCTAGATCAATTAATCGTCCGCTGCTGTACCTGTACTAACTCTATCATACATGAAGCCAGCATCAAGACTTAACATTTGCGGAGCATATACCTTGTTGACCTTAATAAATTCACCTTCTCGGTCATCATCTCTCCACCGAACCACCTTAAATCCTTTGCTGACAAATGTCCTTCCAAGAGTAAGATTATTTCCAGGCTCAACATAAGCAATAGGAACATGGTACTTCATAATGTAATCATAACTAGCAGTCTGGCCTTCATCCGATGAATTCCATAGAGCATCTGCTATTGTAACTTTCATGTTCCTTAAAGTCATAGGAAGAGCATTTCCAGTGATCATTCCAGTTGTATGATATTTCAAAATTTCTCGAATAACTGAATCCTGGACAATAGCTTCGGAAACTTCTGTAGTAAAAGCTATTTTGTTGGGA